AGGGGTCTGCTATGGGTGCTGTGTCGCGAATCATTACCCTCTACATCTTGAACCTGATGGTCACACGCGGGCTGCTGCCCGAGGATCTCGTGAATCGCATCACCGTGTCTGAGGACGCGCTGCTCGCGATTGAACTAGCCGTTGCCGGGGCTGTGACCCTCGGATTCAACGGCCTCTGGCAACGCATCAAGCCGCTGATTGCGAGGAACTGATGCTTGACAGGGATTCACTGCCGCAGATCGCTACCTTCGCCGGTAGCCTCACCAGTTGCGGCTCCGTCCCGGCCTACATGATAAGTGAGTCTGCCGTGCTTTTGACAACTGCCGCACTTGGCGCTTTCATCTCGATCGGTGGACTCATCTATACGGTCATAAATGGAGAGCGTAACTACCGCCTAGCGAGAGAGCAGTTGCGACTCGCTCAGGTGGAACAACTTCAACGCCTGAGGCTGGATCGCCAGCCCCACTGGGAGAACGATGATGGGGACTGGGAAGGCAAACAGCCTGTCACCGAGTCTGATCTACGGGCGTAACCAGCTCAAGAAGCTGGGGCTGTCCGACGACCAGATTTTCGGGGTGATGGGTTCACTCATGGGTGAGTCGGGGCGCAGCCTCGACACCACCGCTTTCAATCCGAACGACCCGAACGGTGGGTCGCGCGGAATCGCCCAATGGCAAGGTGCCCGCTGGGACAACATGGTTTCGTTTGCACAAGCGGCGAACATGGACCCCGGCGACTACCGAGCACAATGGGATTACATCGTCCACGAACTGATGACCACCGAGTCGAAAGCCCTGCGAGAACTGGCTAAGGCCAAGACTCGCGAGGAGTCGGCCAAGGTCTGGACCAACGTGTATGAGCGACCGAACAAGGACTTCGCTCACCACGACAAGCGGGCGGCTAACGCCCACTACGCGGCGAGTCTCTTTGGCGCACCGGGACCGGACGGCAAGATGGGGCCGGGCTACACCGACAAGTATGGAGATGGCGATGTGTTCTCTCTCACTGGCGCGAATCCCGGAACAGGTGTTGCATCAGCAGCTGGAGGTGGCGGACTCGACTTCCTCGGTGGCATTGGGAATCTGCTTGGCGGCGGTCTCGGCGGTCTTATTGGCACTGGCACTTCGCAAGTAGAGTCGGAGGCGCCGGGTCCGATGAACTTCGGGCAGGGGCTGGCGGTGGCTCTTGGCGGACTCGCAGGTGGCGGGGCTGGCGCTCAGCTGGCGAACTCGCTGTTTGCCTCCGGCGCTGAGGACATGACCTTTGGCGAAGGGCTGGCGATGGGAGTCGGCGGCCTGCTTGGCGGGTTACCCGGTGCAGCTCTAGGGCAGATGCTGGCTCAGGGAATCGGTAATCTGTTCGGCACCGCGTCTGGCAGCCCGGCGGACAACCTTGGTGGCGGGCCGAATGGACTCGCTCCGACCTCGTCCGTCATGCCGCAAGCGCGGCCGACAGGGCTTGGCACTGACGTCAGTGTGAGTCAATCGAATGGGCCTAGCGGCCCGTCAAGCAGCGGCTGGAATCACAGCGTCGGTGCTTGGTAACCTAGAGGGGAGTCCGTAATGGCGCTTGATCCGATTGTAATGAGCAAGTCCAAGCTGAACAACAAGTTCCGACGGACTCCCGAATATACGCGCGACATGATGTTGCGCGACTTGATCGAACTGGTCGAGGCGCTGGACAAGCGACTCACCGACATTGAAGCCCGGCTGACCGCTGGCGGCCACTGAGAGGTAAGCGATGCAAGCTCGAGTCCCATTTGCCAACATCGAGAGCTATCAGCCCGCGGCTGATTATCGCAAGACCGGAGTCATCGGTGTGCTGGAAGGGCGCAATTTCAGCTGGGACGCCTCAGGTGTCCGGGCTGACTTTGCGTCTCGACTCGTATCCGCCGACAATGCGATCGGTGTGTTCGGGCAGGCGATTCATCAGCTGAAGGTGGGCGACACCTACCACGTTGCTGTCGCAGACAAGGTCTACCGACTCATTCCCGATGCAGTCGGCTCCTTTACCGGCACTTGGTCGCTCGTGCACACGCTGGCGAAAGTGCAGACGACGGCGCTGGAGACGATTCCTGAGCACCTGCGCGCCTTCACCACGATCTTCATGGGCGGATTTGCCTACGTCTGCGGGTGGAACTACGGCGTCTATCGAGTCGACCTGACGCTGAACACCTACACGCGACTCACGAGCTTCACAACGCCTGGATTCCCGCCCGACAATGACCCGGTGCTGGCGATTGCAGAGACAAACGGGCGCATGGTATTCATTACGGCCACGGCCGTGTATTGGAGCGCGCCCAACGACCCCGAGAATCTGGTTCCGGCCCTTGGCGGTGCTGGCTTTCAGGTGATTCAAGAGCACATGGCTGGCGAACCTCGGGCGATTCTGCGTGTCACCACCGGCGTCTTGATTTGGACCGCGGTTGGTGCCCTCGCCGGGGAATTCATTGGCGGCGACGCGGTGTTCAGGTGGTTCCAGCTGACCGTCGAGGTTATGCCGCTGAATCAGGGGGCCTCGGCCGATGTGCCGGATGGGTCTTACATCGTCATCACCCGGCTTGGCCTGTTCCGAATCGTCGACCTCGGCCAGCCGCAGCAGTTGACGCCGCTGTTCAACGAGTTCCTGCGCGAATACGTCAGGTTCCGGCCGATCGAGTCAGGCTATCTCTGGTATTCGGTTTCGGATCACCGCCTGTTCGTTTCCCTGAAGGGGACCGACTCGCAGTTCACCGAGACCTTTTGCCTAGACATGAGCCTTGACAAGTGGGGCCTCTTCAGTGAGACTCACTTGGGTATGGCCCACTACACAGCGCCGCGCGGGCCGATCGCCTACTGCTCGTCGGACGGCATCCTGAGTTACCTGTTGGCGACTCGAGATCCGCGCAAGGACCGCGAGAATCCTTATGCGCCCGGCACCTACACCGGACTCGGCAGCGAAGTGACTGTCGGCTACATTCGAGCCGAGCAGATCGCGCCCATGACAGCCGACTCGGTGCAGGAGCTGCAAGAGATCGTCATCTACCGGACGAATCCGTTGCAGGGCTATCAGGACACAGAGGTTAATGAGGGCGCGGTGACTCTCGCCGGAACCGCTCCGACATTCGACGAGGGCGCGGTCGGTCCCGGCATCCTGTTCGACGAGGGAGTCATTGGCGATGGCGCCGTGCCAACGTCTTACGGACTCGAGATCATCTCCGATCTGTTCGAGGAGGTCGAGGCAAACGGATTCGACTACGGCCGAAGCACCGGGCACCTTGCTCATGTCGGCAAGTTGGCTGACACTTGGACTTGCATGACTCCCGGCTACCACTTCAAGCTGCGCCTGACGGCTGAGATACCCGGCCAGTTCTTCCGACTCAATGCCGTGGATTGCACCTTGACGGTGGCGGGCAACCTGATTTAACTTTGCGTCCCAGAGGGGGTGAGCGATGGCTGAGATTCGCCAGAAGATGCGTGGCTCGACCGCGCAGTTGAATGTCTACACTGGCCCAGCTGGCCAGCTTTGCGTCGATATGAGCCGGCTCGACATCCGACTCTTTGACGGGATCGCGGCTGGCGGCGTGCGGATTCCTAACTTCGACTTCAACGAGTCGACCTACGCCAAGCGAGCGCTGAACCTGAACACAGGCTCGGGACTCACTGGCGGCGGGAACCTCACTGGCGACCTGACCCTGACGGTTGATGCGACGGTTTTGCGCACCACCGGGAATCAGTCGAAGGACGGCCAGCTGACCCTCTACGGGACTGGCTCCGCTCCCAAGCTGGCCATAGGCCGGTCCGACTCCGATGTGAACGTCAACATGACATTCGCAGGTGCGACGAAACAGCTGTTCGTTGGGATGGGCAGCGGCGGTGACGAGATTCGCTTCGGCTCGAACGAGTTGATGAACGACCTTGCCAACGTAGGTCAGCGATTCAATGCGCGCACAGGCGACGTGGACTTCAAGGGCGCGCTCGTTCTGGGCACGCAGGCCACAGGTCCGACTCAAGCGGTGCGGGCTGACCGCATCTTGACGGCTGGCACCGGACTCGCAGGTGGTGGCAGTCTCGCATCTGATCGCACCTTCAGCTTGGCTGGCAACGCGCTGTCGCTCTTCAACCTTGCCACCAACGGACTCATCGCGCGGACGGCGGCTGACACAGTCACGGCTCGGACACTGACGCAGGGGGCTGGAATCGCAGTCACCAACGGGAATGGCGTTGCTGGCAACCCGACTGTGGCGCTGTCGCAGGTCTTGTCGACAGGCTCCGGAATCAACGGCGGCGGAAATCTGCAAGACGGGCTGACTCTGTCGGTTAACTCGACGGTGCTGCGCACAAGCGGAGTCCAGACGATCGACCAGACCGGTGTTTTGACTCTGCAAACGGTGAACAATATCTCGCCGCTGCGCATCCACCGCACGAACAACGACAACTCGGCGTCGATTCTTTTCAGCGGCCTGACAGGCGGCATGTGGTTCGGGCGCCAAGGCGCCTCGATGCGCATTTCGACCACGGACGATCTGAACGCAACGCCGACTCACACCTTTAACTCCGACGGCACCGCTGTCTTTATCGGCACGTTGACGGTGGCGCCTGGGACTCTGGCGGGGCACGCGGTTCGCGGCGATCGTGCGATCGCAACTGGTGACGGACTCACTGGTGGCGGCAACTTGGTGGCCGACCGGACTCTCGCCGTCGCATCTGACGTGGCACGCAAGAACATCAACAACCTGTTCACGGCGGCTCAGGATGCTTTGCGATTCGCGGCGACTCAAGGGGGCGGGGTGGCTAACCCGGCCTTCAAGATCACTGACGGGGCCGACACCTCCGGACTCTACTTTGAGCCGACCACTAAGCAGCTGCGCTTGGCGATCAACAGCTCGATTCGGATGCGACTCGGCGAAGATGGAAAGCCTCAGCGCGGCAACGGTGATGTGCTGGCGACCATTGCCGACGTGAATCACGCGTATACGACGAACGTCTCGACGTGGACGGGCGGTTCGTCGCACACGCTCACACACGGACTCGGCGGCCTGCCGGACAGTATGCAGTTCTACCTCAAGTGCAAGGTGGCGATTCATGGCTACGCAGTCGACGAACACTACGGTCCGATCTCGGCTCAATCGACTGCCGACGGGGCCGACCACGGACTCTCGGCCGTGATGACGGCCACCCAGATCAAGCTTCGGCTGGCTGCCTCTGGGCTTTCGATTCTCAACACGTCGGGCAACCGCGTGTTGGTGAACAACACCAACTTCGACCTGCACGTCCGTGCTTGGAAAACAGCGTCGTAATCAGGAGGGACTCAGATGAGCCTTGGTAATATCCTAGCTGGTGCGGGCTCCTTGATTGGGGCACTGCGCGGCAACAAGAGCGGCGGGAATCAGGTCCAGTCCGGCACCGAAACCCAAGAGAGTGCGTCCAGCACTCTGACGGACGAGACGATTGAGCAGGCCATTAACACGACCACGGCTGGCTCGACTCAGAGCAACTCGACCGACCGCGGCTGGACGGCTACGCGTGGCACTACCACCGACTCGACGCGTGGTTCGACTCGCGAGAACAACACCACCCGCGTCAACGAAGGGCAGACTTCGGCTGGGCAGAGCAACACCAGCACGAATCAGTCGTCGTCGGACAAGACCAGCACGCTCGGCCGCACCCTTGGATTCGACGCCAAGATCATGAACCAGCTGAACAGCTTGCTGTCAGGCACGATCGGGGCTGGCGGATTCCAGACTGGCCAGAACGCCATGATGGACCGTCTCGACCAGATCGGCGATCGGGCAGCTTCGCCGGGATTCGACCCGGTGGCCTTCGCGGATCAGGTGACACGGCAGGCTTCCAGCCGCACGATGGGCGATCTCGAGTCGCGCCTCAACAGCACCATGTCGGCTGTCGGCGGTAGCGAAACCGGGAACTCTATGGCGGCTCTTCTTGGCTCTCGACTCCGCAACGACGCGGCGGCTGAGCTGGGTGGAATCAACGCAAGTGCCCGGGCAACCGGCGAGAAGATCTTGCAAGATCAGCAGACCGGACTCACCAGCGAGATTGCCGGGATCAGCAAGGGCCTCAGTGGCGATCTGCTCAGCATGATTCAGAGCCTGAGCGGCGCGCAGAGCACCAACACTGGGACGCAGACCGGAACCTCGACACAGACCGGGACGCAGGCCACCACCGACTCGCAGACGACGGACCGCACCGGGACCACCGTCGGCTCGACCGCTGGCACCAACGTCTCGACTCAGACGGGCACCTCGACCCAGAACCAGAGTTCGACGAACACGAACTCCTCGGTTGCTAACTCGAACGAGACGTCGAATCAGACCAACAACCAGACGACGCAGACGTTCATGCAGGCGCTGGCTGATCTGCTCACCACGTCGAACTCGAACACGGCGACCAGTGCCAAGGATGGGACTTCGTTTGATCGACTCATGGCCCTGTTCAACGGGTCAGCCGCGGACGCATAAGGAATCGGCCGGTGGGTGTGATGCTCACCGGCTTTTTATTGGGGCGATAGCTGGGTCGACTCGGCCTGCTCGCCGTTTTCACAAAGAGGAGGTGACTCATGGCTGGCGAAGAACAAAACGCAGGTATGGGATTCGACTTGTCGATGATCGGTGACATGATGGCTACTATGGGCCAGCATCAGGCGAAGGCGGCCGCGTCGGCTAAGGCAGTCGCAGAGGCGGCTGAGCGCGAACGCAATGCCATTGCACAGAGCGCGACTCTCTATCAGCAGCAGGCACAGCAGGTGCAGGCGCAGCTGGGCAATATCGAGAAGGCCCGAATCGAAAGCGAGCAGCTGGCGAATGGCGGGCTTCTCGACCGGATCGAACTGATCGGCGCCCAGATGCTGAATCCCCGAGACTACACTCGCGAGGGTCGGCAGAATCGAGTGGCCGAAGCCAGCCAGACCCTGTCAGTGCTTGGGCAAACTCACAATGCGAACCTCGCTGCATCCGAGGCCCGAATCGCTCAGGTGCAAGCGCAGCAGTCGGTTGACTTGCTGGGGTCTGAGACAGCCCTGAACGCCTTGAAGGTCAAGGTCGATACGATGAGTCTCATGCGGCAGGGTGCTCAGGAGTCTGAGACTCTGCGCCTGATGCAACTCGACAAGCTGGATCTCACCACCCTGCACTCGTCCATGGCGCTTCCGCCTGCGACTCCCAACGGCGAGATTGAGATTGGCGGCTTCAAATACAACAACCTCGAACTGCAAGAGCGCGCTAAGTCACTCAAGACTCGGCAAGACCTTGCGATGTGGAGTCCGCAGGTGACTGACCCTGCCTATGCTGCCTCGGTGCAGGCTAAGCACAATCTGATGTTCAACACCATGTCGTCGGCGGAATTGCAGGCGGTGAAGGCCAACGGCGGAATCATGCCCGACGGCTTGCCCGTCGATCCGGCTCAGCTCGAAGCTGCGAGTCAGCTGAAGATGAAACAAGAGCAGGACACCATGCAGCTCACCCTGAGTCAGGCCATGGCTCCGCTGCAAGCGCCTCAGATGCTGGCCGATGCCCAGAATCAGATCGAGGTGCTGACCATGACTGCGGCTCCGAACACGGTCTTGGGCCGGGCACTTGCGGATTACCGGATTCAGGTCGGACTCGCATCGAAGATGATTGGGAACGCTGGCACTGTCGGTGGCGAACTTGTGCTGATGGACTCGCTGACCAAGGCCAATGAGCGCCTTGATGCTGCGGTGAGTCAGGAAGCTAAGGCTCGGGCCTCAGGCGACGCCGATTTGGAACCGATTCTGCGCAATCAGATGCTCGGGATTCCAGTCGACGCTGGCGCTGTCCAAGACTACGTTGCGAAGCGCTTTGTCAAGAAGCAGGGATTCGCGCGGGCGCTTCCGAATGGGCAAGCCGTCGAGCTGCAAGGAATCATCGACGGTCACTACTCGAAACTGCGCATGGCGTCGATCGGGGACATCATGGGTGACTCGATCCCGGATTCGGAATTGCGCGAACAGGCGGCTCGCATCGGCCTCGAAGAATACTCGGTGCAGATGGCGAATCGCAATGCCAACGACGCGACCCGGATCATGATGGAGGCTCCGCAGTTTCAGGCGAATCCGATCAAGGCGGCCGGTATCACAGCTGCGGGCCTATCCGACATTGGGCAGCGGGCCACCACTATTGCTCGCAACAACATTGCCCAGCAGCAGGGAGTCGACCCAAACGTCTGGGAGGCCATTCGCCTTCAGAAGCCTGAGTCGGTTGGTCTATCTCCGGCCCGGGCTGACGAGTTGGCGCAGATGGTCAACATGGAGGCGATCATGGTCGAATACGACTTGCTCGATGCCACCCGCCCCGGACTCGGCAGTGCCTATGCAACATGGATCGCTGAGAACGCGCAAGCGCTTGGCACCGTGGCCAACTCGCGGCACGGCACTACGTCGAATCTCTTTGCCGCAGCCACCCAAGAGCAGCTTGGGGCGCTGGCCGGTTACTGGTCGATCGCAGACGAAAGCTCGACTCGTCGTGGACAAGCTGTCATTCAGGAGTCTCTGACACGAGCCAAAGACCCAAGTCGCATGTTTAGGTCTGTGCTGGAAACGGTGACAGAGCTGACTCCCGAGCAGAAGGAGGCCGTGTATTCGCAGATCATGCTGCCAGTGATCAACAATGCGAAGCAGGCCAAGCTGTCGCCTGAGGACACGTTTGCGAATCTCAACGCAGCCCTCGATGCCGGATCGCCGACTGACCCTGCGTTGACGATTGCGGCCCAGCGGACTCTGCGCGCGCTACCATCCGCGATTGCCTCTTACGAGTCGATTCTCCGGGCAATGGCCGACACCGAACCGCCGCAGTCGAGCTTCAACAAGACCATGAACATGGCCGCAGACGATATGAGTCAAGTCGTCCCGCTCAATTTCGTGGCTCCGATTGGGCGTGGTATCGTCAACAGCGGAGTCGGCGCAGCTATCCGGCGGACAACTGGCGGGATGTTCGATCGGAGTGTCGAGGCGCAAGCACGCACGGCAGCTAAGGCTGGCTTCGGTTCGGCTGACGACGCTCGCCGTCTGCTGGAGACTCCCGGATTCGCAGCCGCTTACGAAGCCGCCCAGCGTGAGTTGGCCGGAAACAAGTAACTTCGACAATCGAGGGAAACCCAGCCCTCTCAGCAGAAAGGAATCGAAATGGCTGACCTACTCACAACGGGCCGTCGCACCGACTATGGGCAATTTGATACGTTCTTGCCCGAGTCGTCGGCGAGCCGTGGCGACATCCCCACGATTGATCAGGCGACGATGGATCGCGTCTCGATGCAGTCGTTCAACACCGTCAACAAGATGAACACCGGAGTCGGACCTCTGGAGCACATCGCGCGTTCGACTCTTGGCATCGGCATCAACCTGACGGATAACGTTTGGTCGTCGCCCATCAACCCGGTTAGCTGGTTCAGCGAAACCAAGGGGGACGTGTGGAGTCTGGCGAGTCAGGCCGAGAAGGACTACTTCGGCCGCAACGAGGCGCTGATCGAGGGTGCCTCTGGAATCGTCGGTGCTATTGGCGCCGTGGTTGCGGCTGAGGCATTGCTCATGCCGCGCCTTGTGGGGGCGCTTACGGCGTCAACAGCCGTCACTAGCAGCCGGGTATGGCAGGCTGGCCGGGCTTGGACCACAGAGGCCCGTATCGGCGTCCTTGAGGCCCAGAAGGCCGCTACCGCCGCAGGTGAATCGTTCACCCTGTTGAACAACCCAGCAGGTCGCAAATACCTGACAGGCCGCATCGCCTCGAATGTTGGAGTCGCGCTGCGCCAAGAGGCCGTTATTTACGGCACCATGTGGAACAACGACGTCATCAACGTCGAGGGCTGGGGTGAGGATGCGTTCTGGATCGGAGTCGGCATGGGACTCGGCGCTACCGTTGGTCTGGTGCAGGCACGGGCGACTCTGCGCCGTGGCGCCAACAGCGCCGAGGTTCGCACTACCGCTGCCGAGAGCATCACCATGGCAGGAGTCGCAGATGCGATGGTCAGCGGTCGCGCTTTCCAGAACCCCAGTGCCGTGCGTCCCGAAGGTCGAGTCTACGAGGATTCGGCCGAACTCACGCAGTATCTCTTTGCTGCACGGTCGGCGTCTCCGCAGGGAATCGACACACCTGCCGCCCTCGAAAGCCAGATTCGGACTCTGCGCACGGCGGCTGAGCAGGAGGCGACCAATGCTGGGATTCGCATGTTCTCGAAGCGGATCGAAGGGGTTGACACGATCCCCGAGAATCTGAAGAACGCGCCGGAATTCCATTACTTTGTGGATGAAGCAGGCCGGAATGACCCGGCAATCGCGCACGGACTCTCCAGCATCGGCTACCCCCAAAATAGTATGCAAGCTGCTTTGCGCCAGCGCGAGTCGTCGCTCGTCAAGTTGCGCGAAAAAGCCCAAGCCATGTCCAAGACAGCTCAGGCAGCTGAGGCCCGCAAGGAACTGGCTCGCATCGCACGACTCCAGAAGCAGGAGCCGCTGGCTCTGGTCAACGGGACGTGGCTCCGGGCCGACTCGCCAGTCGTGGCAGCTGCCGAGGGGTTCGATCCGCGTCAGGCCAAGAAGCGAATCACCTTCGCCGAGAAGGGCACTACGGTTGCTATCGACCTTCCGAATCGTGGCGAGGTTATCATGGATGCTTCGCTCCAGTTGCGTAAGCGGAACACGGCCCACAAGGTCAACTTCGCGAAGCTGCCTGACGTCGATCGACTCCATGTTATCGAGGCTGCCCGGGCGCACGTCGATCGCCTTGCCAGCCCCAAGACGCCTGCTAAGTTCCGACTCACCAGCGACAGCGCAAAGGACTGGTTCTCGCTGGACATGGCCGACGAGATTCTGCGCCGTGGCGGCCAGATCGAGTGGGCCGACAAGAGCGGCCGCCTGATGACCCGCTCAGACATTCAGCGCGAATCGCTGCGCATCAAAGCGCGGACGATCCTCAGTGAGGTCGGAGCCACGGGTGAGATCACAGATGCGATTCGGGTCAAGTTCAACCTGCCTGAGCCGGTTGCGTTTGAGCGTCTCGAAGATTCGGCGGGCGATACCTTCCGCACTTGGCTTGCCCATGCGGCCAGCGATCAGGGCAGCGTCCACGAATTGCACCAAGCCCTGCTCAACGCGCGGTCGATTCAGGGGGTTGACCTTGTGCCCAAGAAAAGCAACGGGTCGGCTGAGCTGACGGGTGATTTGCTGAATTGGAATCGCGACAAGCACGGCAACTTCATGCGCCCGGCCTTGGCCTATTTCAATCCGAAGTCGACGATCGAGTCGCTTGCAGATCGAGGGCACACGGAACGCATGATGGCCCGCGTGGCCGAGAGCGTTGCGATTCTGACGGAGCGCACTAAGGACACCTTTGTCCACAAGCTGGCCCGCCTGCTGGTGCAATCGCCTGGGATTCAGGAAGCTCGCAAGGTCAACGAACTCATCAACGAGCAAGCTACTGGACTCGGTGGCGGCCTAGGGCAGGCGGTTGCTGAATTCCTGCCCAAGCGGTTCCTCTCTCGCGACAACGGGCAGAACCTTGCTGCGAGTCGCATTCATGAAACAGCTAACAGGGCTGCCGACATGCAGTTCCGGGATCTGATGGAGGCGACGAATATGAAGGGAGTCGTCACCGCCATGAACAGCGCAGGCAAAGCCCACCTTGCGGCGCAGCTTGATGAGTTTGCGAGTCTCCGCCCGGGTTGGGACATTGATGAGGCAATCGAGGTCACGCCCGGCAAGTGGGCCTTCCCGCTGCTGGACACCGAGACGAATCGGGTCTTGCTTGGCGTCGATAAGATTGAGGACGGCGACTTCATGATGAACACCCGCCTCAACAAGCCGATTCTCATGTCGACCGAGGCGCTCTCTGCAATTCAGGCGTTCGAGAAGATCACGCAGCCGATTCGTGAAGGCACCAACGCAATTCGAGCCGCTCGTGGGCAGCGCGATATCGGAACCAAGAAGCACTTCTTCCCAGCACCTTCGACTCGTGGGAAGTTCGTCGGCTTCGTGTTCGACCCGAACGACCAGCTGGTGCGGATGCGAACCATCATTGCCGACACCGCTGCCGAATACAAGATGCTTCAGGACCGGACTCTCAGTGAACTCGGCGCAGGTCACTCGGTGCGGAGCCGCCAAGAACTCGAAGCGACTCGCACCATCTGGGACGAGGAGGCGATGGACTGGATCGACCACGGCCACTCGTCTGCGACTGCTGGGCGTGGGAAGCAGGGCGGCGGACTCACAGGGGCCTACACCCGAGTAGGTGCCTTCACCGAAGCCTTGGAATGGAGTCGCGACATGCTCCGGATGCAGGCCAACGAAACCGTGCAGACGCTCATGGCTGAGCCTATCCGACTCGCTCGGATGCGCGCAGTTGCGGCTCGCAAGGTGGACCCGACTATCGGCCGGACCATCTTCGACGAATGGGAGCAGGCACTCACCGGGAACTCGATGGCCTACCGCGACTCGGCGATTCTCTCGAAAGTCGTCAGCGAAGCCGAAGCTGGAATCGACAAGATCCTCGCTTCGAGCGGGATGCACATTGCGACCAACCATATCGTCAACGTTGCCAAGCTGTTCGGGACTCCGCTGACTCGACTCAGCAAGGCCCGCAACTACAAGCAGCTGACGGAAGAGCTTGGCGCAGATTCTCCGTTCGCAAACATGACGGAGTATCTGGAGTCGCAAGGTGTCCACCGACCGGCTACTGTGCGGGCCGTAGCGACCAAACTGAACTCGCTTGCCACCAACCTGATTCTGCGCTGGGACCCTGCTATGGCCCATGCAACGATGAACATGTTGGGTCTGATTCCGACTCTTACGGCAGGCGTCGCAGCTGGCTCGGCTCCGGCCTCGATTGCCCTGAAGGTGAAGGGCCGGACGGTTCCGCTGATCGACTCGATGGCGATCATCAAGGGCGCTATCGGCGACATGACCCACAGAAAGAGTCACAAGGACTGGCAATACATGGTGAATCACGGGGACGCCGTGCAGTCCTCGCTCGAATATCACCAGACGATCGGTGCTATCGACTCGCAAGCCGGCTTCCAGAAGTGGGCAGGCAACTTGGACAAGTGGCTCGCTTGGGCCTCGGACGGCTCGGAGAACCTATCGCGGCAGATGGCCATGTTCACAGGGTTGCGACTCGCCGACCACCAAGGACTCAAGACGATGGCGGAACGTCACGCCTTCGCTCGGGAGTTTGCGAACTCGGCAATCGCCGACTACACACCTTCGAATCGGCCTGAGCTTTACCAGACCGCGTTCGGCTCCGTCTTTGGGCTGTTCCAAAGTTACGTTGTGAATCAGTATACAAAGATGTTTCACTGGATGGAGCAGGGTCAGTATAAGGCGATGGGGGTGCAGGCTGCGATTCAGGCAAGCATGTTCGGCGTCCCCGGCACCTATGGGGTCGGCAAGATCATGGACTACCATGACAAGTGGACAGGCGAACCCGGCGAACCGAATCTGATCGACGGCATGTATAACCGTTTCGGGCCGACGATTGGCGGGGCACTTGCGCACGGCAGCCTTGGCGAGCTGACTCAAATTGCACTCTGGACTCGTGGTGACATGGACATTCGGGTTCCGGCTATCTCTGGCATGATGCCACCCGGCATCGACACCATGCAGCGAGTCAGCTCGATCATAACTGGCACCGCCTCGACCTTCCTGAATCAGCAATCTGACGACGCAATCCCTATGCTGCTGGAGCACATCCAGCGCGAAATGCCGAACCGGATGCTGAAGGGAATCATGGCCGTGATGCTGCTGGACGGCACCGAAACTGACCGCTACGGGCAGGTGACCACCCAGACGCAGACGTGGCTGGATACGCTGACTCGAATCGCAGGTGTGCGCAGCCGCAGGGCGCAGGCCGAATTGGAGGTGTTCTACCAGAACAAGAGCGACATTGAACGGGATGCTGCGCGGATGGATCGAGTCCGCATGGCCTTCCGCACCGACGTTCGCAAGGCAACTGCCGACGGTGAAATGCCCGACCCGGTCAAATACTTCGACCGCTATGTGGAGGCTGGTGGGAATCCGCGAACCTTCAAGACGTGGGCAAAGGGAATCGTTCGCGATGCCTCTAGCCCTCGGGCGGCTCAGCAGCTGCGCAAGTCGCTTGAGACTCCGCGCAACAACATCGCCCTCTGGCGCTACGGCGGCTACGGCGTGTGGGGAATCGACGACGGCGTTCCCGCCGAGCCGGTGAGAAAGTGACCTGAAATGCAAAAGGCCCCCGGATTGCTCCGGGGGCCTTCTTTATTGACTCGACAGCGGGGGCTTAGCCGAGCCAATACGGGACGAGGAAGAACACGAGGGCCGACACGGCAATGGCGATCACGCCGACGGCGAATCCAACCAGCAGCCTCTCGTGAGGCTTGTCGATGCCGTCGTCGAGGTCGAGGCCGAAGTGCTCTTCGAGAATGCGATTCGGTTTTGCATACAGGCGGGTCGGCACGTCGGCGTAGTCGGTGGCCGGGCCGAGGTGGAGTCGGCGAACAGGCGGAGTCGAGCCAAGGCCGGACACGGTGCGAGGTTCGTCGATTGTCGACTCTGAAATGCTGCGCGTCGAGACCGTCTGACAGTAGACGCAGGTGCAGCCCTGCACATATTTCAGCTTGGATTGATCCGTCGTGTGAGTCAGATAGATGTCGTTCATGTCTGGTTTCCTCGTTGTGGCTGGTCAGTAGCGCCAGCGGATTCGGTGCTTCTCGATGGTGCCTCCCAGCACCAGCTTGTATTCGTCGCTCAGCTTGCCCTCCTCTGTGAGAATCGACATGTCAAACAGGGAGCCGACGATCGAGGTGCCTGACTTGGTGTCGGTGGCCTGTGCAATCGACTCGGCTACTTCGCTGTCTCCGTTGAGCAAGTGGATGAAAGCGCGCATGGCTTCGTGCCCTTGCTTGCCCCGGTTGGTTGCAATCTCGACGAGTCGGCTGCCCATCTCGTGCCCGTGCAGGACGACGTCCGCGATTGCGTAGTCGTCCTCGGTCAGGTCGAAGTCGACTGAACCGTCCACTAAGCGCCAGAACATAGCGCCCACCGCGATGCGCGTGAGTCGCTCGACCCGGTTGATCGAAGTGTAGCGGACTCCAACCCCCGGCGCAATGTATGGACTCGCCATCTTGCGACTCGACTTTGCGTTCAGAGCCGGTGGCAAGATCGCTGCGATGGTTTCGAGTCCGCCCTGCACTTCATGCTCCAGCTCAGCCAGTGCCCTGCCGATGTTGCCCCGGCGAGTGTGTCGGCGAGTCCCGCTTGTGGGCCACATCACCAACATCTGCCGAAGCAAGGCGTTCATGTTGTTTTGGACTCGGGCGTCGAGGGTCAGGTTGACCAAGGCACCTTGATAGAACGGCACGAAGGCGGACACGTTGACCTGACTCATCACATGGCTATCGAACTTACCTCGGACATGCAGGGCACCGTGCTGAATCAGCTCATCGAGGGTGTTGAAGAACGGCGTGTCATAGAGATAGCTGAGAAAGGCCCGACCGCTCGGATAGATGAGTCCGCGGACGTTGCCTATGTTCTCAGGTTCCGGTGCCTGAATGTGACTCAGATCCATCTTGAGAATCTCGATGAGGCTCGCATGGTCCGCCTGCTGATCGCGCTTGCCGGGCCTAGGTCTGCTGCCTTCGAGTCTTGAGATGAGTCCACTTGGCCCCTCCTTCACGGTGTCCTGAATTGGGTCCAGACCGAGTCGCCGAGCCATCATAATGAAGCTGCTGGTGATGGTGTCGATCGGAACCTCGTCGTCCTCAACTGCCGCAATGACAAGGCCAGATGGGTGCCATATGCCTGACTCCCAGCTGACCGATGTGTAGTTGAGCATTGCGACTGAACCGAGCCACAGGAGCATCGAGACAGCCGACTCGTTTGACATACCAGCTGCTGCCCCAAGCGCCTCGGCCCGGCGTAACACCGAGCCTGAGGCTTTGAATCGAGGCTGACCTGCTACCGCCAAGGACCACTCGGCCCAGCTGCCGGGCAGGATGTAGTCGGTGCCTAGGTCGCTTGGTGGGATAGCCGAGTCGGCTGTGAAACCGGCCAGCACGTCAATCGCCGCGGACAGATCCGGATTCGTTGGTGCTGATCCCATCGGCGCTGACCCCATCTGGTTTGAAAAGTCCACGAGTCACCGCCGGCTCTGGGCGCTTCGCGGCCCTCAGGATTTCGCCAATTTCAGCGACTCGACTGCCGAGAGCCAACGGCTCAAGGCCGTTCATCAGCTGTTGAATCGCCCACTTGGCTTGGTCGCTGTCGTAACAGCGCAAATGATGACCACCCGGATTCTCCAATGCGAACCGGCTGTCGTCGGGATACTGGTCGCCGAACATTGCGATTCGCTCGTAGTCACCGCAGCGCTTGGTTTCTTTCGCAGGCTGCACGATCGTTAGCAGGGCGCAGCGATTCGAATGATTCTGGAACCACTCGAGTTCATTGACGAAACCGACGTTGTCGATCACCGCCAGTTTCGACTCTTGGTAGGCGCGGCTGTTCGTAATCATGCGGTTGAACACGTGCAGATCGACTTGGCGGAACACGTGCGAGGCCGCAATGAGTCGCTCGCGTCCGTAAGGCAGCGTCTTGAATTCGTCGTAAGACAGCTCACGAGTCATCGGCAGCTCTTGCAAGCGCATGAGTTGATAGAGCTTCTCCGTCGGGAAGTAACGAACGCAGTCGAGATTCGACTCGTCGGACTGGAGCCACTCGCCAAGCCAGCCTTTGCCCGAACCAGCCGGGCCGTTCAAGAGAATCACATCGGGCTGGCTCAGAGGCTCAACATCCTCGAAGCCCTTGACGGCATTGATGAACTCAGGGTCATCGAGTCGCCAGTCGTGGTCGCGCCACATGTGTTCGGTGCACTCTGGGCGCACGATGAAATGCAGGTAGGGCTTGAGGCAGTCGTGCTTGAACTGAATCGCCTCAAGCGGGCCGAGGTTGTGGTGGCTGCCGGTGGCAGCGGTGGCTGGGGTCGAGGGGGTGTGCGGGGTGTGCGAGTCGTCGGTCATAGTTGAGTCCTTGTTCTGGGTTTCAAGGTGCAGGCGGTTGCGGGTTAGGCGATTCGCTTAGGAGGCGGTCATTCGCACTTTCAAGCTAAGGAGCTGCCGATACAGCAGCAGCCGAGCTGCGGGTGACATGCTGTCAAAGAATCCGCGGTAAGCGTCATTCCCATCTGATCCCTCAACAGCAATAATATCCATCACTGTTTGCACGTTGGCTGCGGCTTGTGCCCAACTACCAGCTGTGATTGGCAACTGGACTAGCGCCCGGACCAGCTGACCATCGCTCGCAGCGAGTATATCTGATTTGAGGTCAGTCACGACTCACCTTCCTTTCTTTCCTTTTCGAGCCCATGTTATCTCACTCTCGACTCCGCCGACTTACGTCAGCGAAGCCTTGAGCGCGGTGAGAATCGCAACCATCGAAAGCCGCGCGGCCGGACGCATCTCGTCCAAGAACAGACGGAATTCCGATTCGCTGCGGCCCTCGGTTGCGATCAAATTGATGACCGACTGCACATGGGCCTGAGCGGTCACCATGCTGGCGGCGGTTGCGGCGAAGGTCAGCGGACTCTGAAGCGTAGCAGCTTCCGCTGTGTAGTAAGAGTTAGTGTCAGCCATGATTCGCTCCTCGATATGGCGTTGCCTCAGACGCGGGTTATCCGCGCCTCGGTCGTTAGCATGTTAGCCCGTCAGGTTTAAGTCAACCCGCCTTACGCACATCACAGTCTTTTAACCACGACTCGATGTCAACCACAGAGCCGATGGTTTTTGCATCCTCAGCCCAGCGCCAAGCAACGTCCGCCTCGATTCCAAGATGTATGGTTCGACCGCGACAGACGACTGGTCGGCGCATGACATGTAGGATTCGAGCAACGCCAGCTTGCCACGCTGGATGAGTGCGGTTGATGGTATAGGTGATCGAATCGTGTGTTTGGAAACGAAGGCTGCATCCAAACGTGGACTCGCCGACGGGCATAGGTGGCTCGTCTCCATCAGGCGCCTCACCGTCCCTGAACTTGCGGATTCGGATTCCAAGCTCAAGTTCGTCAAGCGCCATGTTGACTCGTCCGGCGGTGTTTGCTTGGCCAACTGTAGCTGCGCAAGCTCTGAGAGTCGACTGGTCGTTGGGGTCATTGGTGAACCTCTGGCGGTAGCCGAAGATGGTGGTGAACGACTGGTGACGGCGAAGGCCGACGGCCAGATCGGTGTAGAACGAGTCGGCTCCGTGCCTTGCGAACCGCGGATAGTAGATGCGGTAGCGTTCATCGAGCCACTCACAGAACTCAGCGAGTCGAGCTGTCGTCCACCTGTCCGCGTCGTGGTGGCCGAGGTGTTTGGCAGCCCCGGCAATCGCCTCGCGCCCGGCACTCATCAGCAGAGTCATACCAGCCATCAGGTAGTTGGCGCCGTGAGTCGCTTTCTTGGTGATCTGGCGGATGCCAGTGATTGGGTCGACGACACGCGGATCATCCGCTTTCTTGCCAGCCACGACCGACTCGTAAGTCCAGTGGTTGAAGAACACTTCGGAGGCGTTGAACGAGTGGGTGTCTTTGCCCGTCTCGACCAATGCAATCTTCTTTGGTTCTTCCGACTCGTAAGAGACGAACACGTCGTCGGCAGCCGAGAAGTCAATCTCAAGGATGAAGCTATCTGGGTCAGCCCGGAGAATCTTGCGATACTTCTTGCGGATGTTCTGCGCGTTGCCGCCGAATCCGAAGGCGTCCTTGCGAGAGCTGTAGCGGGTCGTCGTCGTGCCGATGCCGTCGTAGCTGGTTCTGAATCGACCATCACAGAACTCGAGTCCCATCACGTTCGACAGCTGCTTCGCAGGGCGCTTGGCATCGTCGAGGGCCTTGATGACTCGGGCAATTACTGGATGCTCCGCCTTCATGGCCTTCAGCGCGATTGCCCCGGTGGACACCTTGGCATTGCCAGTGACTCGCTTAAGCTCCCGGCCCTTGGCATTGCGCGGCTGCGCCCCAAGGATGCCATAGAACAGCTGCTTCATCTGCGGCACCGAGTTGGGATTCAGCTCGGGGTCGTCCACCAACCACACGAGGGCGGCGAGCGTCTTTTCCGCTTCGGCCTGCAAATCCGACTCGAGTCCTGCGCGCTTGTCAACGTCAACCTCCATGCCCTTCATCGACATGCCGAGTCCGATGAGACAGCGGCGGTGCGCGTCCGTGAAGTTCTTGCGCATGTCCTCGTCCTTGAGCATCCAGCGCATGAGTCGCAGGGCGCAGCGCAAGGTCGTCTCCGTGTCCTTCATCGCGTAGAGCGTGTGATTCACGAAGTCCTCTTCCTTGCGGCCCATCTTCCAGTAGGCGTGATCGTCAAGGAGAACCGACGACACGAAGTCCAGAGTCTTGGGCAGGTCGGGATAGCGACTCCACCACATGGTCATGGTGTCGTAGGCGTAGTTGACCAGAGGCACCGCGTAGCGCAGGAACCACGCCGCGTCGTAGACTCCGTTGTGCAGCACCTTGCGGACCGGGCTGGCGTTGATCGCCTGCATTGCCAGCAGCGACTCGGCGAAGTCAACGGGCAGGTCGATCAGCGCCGACTTCTGACGGCTAAGCTGGAAGGCGTAAGAGCGAATCTCGCCAGCTGCCGTCAGCCCCGTGTAAGAGCAGACGGTCATGATGAACGGCTGCGGCCGCTTGGCTTTGGTGATGTGAGGAATCGTCTCGACGTCAACTGCGATAAGCACGCAGCCAGCGAGGAATCGAACCGCTTCCAGCTTGGTGTCGTCCCGGTCGCAGATGGTGCGGATAGGCTCGAAGGCAAAGAGATCCGATTCAAATTGCATCGAAGAAACTCCCACTCTCGCCGTTGACGATCCGGGCCAGCTTACGGCTATCGAATCGAAGCATCATCTTGCCAACCGGGACCATCACCGGCTCATACCAGAAGGCGTCGGGATCCGAGTCGTCGACTTCGAACTCGTCCTCGCCCTCGCCGTCCCCGTCCGCTCTCTCGCCGCCCTCATCTGAGTCCGACTCGTCCTCGTCGTCGTCGGTCAGCTCCAGTCCATCAGGCTCTCGAAAGCCGAACCCAACAGGGTCAGAGTCGCCAGACCGCCGAAGAACCCCACCATCACCGCCACGCACAGCGCCGGACCCGCTATCATGAAGAACGTGTCCACCACGAACGCGTGCCAGATGAGGTAGATCATCGCCCCCGTCGCCATGAATGTCACCGCCGCCAGAGTCAGCGACAGTGCCGCCTGCGCCAGTTGCACCAAGATTCGCAGCGGATACTCCGACCACACCGTGGGCAGGTCCGCCTGAAAGCTGCGCAACGGACTCGCCAAACGCCGAATGTCCTCTTCCGTCATGATGGTCTCCTCTCTGATTCAAGGCAGCTGTCACGGCCGCTGCTGATGCCGACAGGGCTTCGCCCGATTCCAATCCGTAGTTGGCTGCACCAATGTCCTTGCTGGTGACCTGAGTCAACCAAGCCGACATGGGCAGCATCACCAAGTGCGGGATTCCGTCGATCTGGTAGACCGACCCGCGCAGCTTGTTGAGGGTTGCGTTCTCCGGGTGCAGGCCGATTATGCTGAGCGACTCCGGCGCCGAGAGCACGACGCACTTGAGGCTCGGGCCTGCCAACTTGATCTGTGCTCGAATCGCCTGACGCAGCTGAGCCTCGCGCTCGGGCACCCACGTCGGGGCTTTGCGGCTGGCATAGCGAGTCAGCAGCTGGCCCTTCAAGATGGAGTGAAGGGACACGAACTTCACGGAGGTTGGTTTGATTCCGGCCTCGCGTGCCATTTGCGCCCACAGCAGGCGATACTTGCCGGGCAGCCCGAATCGGTCGAGGAACCAAAGCACCTCGCACTTGCTATCAGGCGGACGCTGCATCGGACACCTCGTTGGAATCGCGCGGGGCGAACAGCCCCTTTGCCATTTGGGTGAGCGCAGCCGCTACGTCGATCTTGTGCGGCTGCTTGGTCCAGCCGAGGAAGTCGAATCCGACATAGGTCAGATCGGCTGGCAGGGTGTAGCGGGCGACACTCATGGTGATCGGGATTCGCAGGTGGCCGAACGACGGCCCAAAGTAAGTCGGCGCCATGCCATAGAAGGTTGGCTCCTGCCAGTTGGTCTGGTCGATTCCGCTCGGCAGCGACGCGTAGACCACGAAGTATTCGCCGTAAGCTGGCGTCCGCAAGGTAGCCATTACGGTGTGACTCACGCGGTTGTCCGTGTCCGACACGACCAGCCTATGCTGCGCCGTGCCCGCAATGAATCCCTTGCGCTTCGCCGCCCTCGCAGCTTGAGCCGCACGGAACGTCTCATTCGCGCGGCGCATCGACTCTGGTGTAATGTCGGCCATGTCAAATTCTCCGCTGGTTTGCTGGTGCCTCAATTAAAAGAGGGGGCGGTTGCCCGCCCCCTCGACTCTTGCTTGGTTTGCTTACGCAATCTCGATCGGGTTGCCCCGGCCGTCGACAGCTTCGCGGCCCATATCTTCCCATGCGAGTCCGACCTTCTCCATCGCCTTCGCGCCGAGCCAGTCAACATACACGCGGGTGTCGTCACCGACCACCTTGTGGCGAACGCGAATCGCTACACGCTTGCCGATCACGCCGTCGATCCAGCCTTCGTGGCCCTCGATGCCGCCGGGGATACCAGCGGTGGGCAGGTGAGCCGACTCGTAGCGGCCCTTGAGCAGGCCAATCGCCTCGGCAATGTCCGACAGCCAGATGGTCTCGAACTGGTTGTAGGCTTTGCCGACCAGATCGCGGTCGGACGAGTCGGCCTTGAGCGGCTCGAAGTGTTCGACCACGCCCTTGAAGCCGAGCGAAGCGCGCGGCGGTTTCGACGGGTCTTGGTTTTCAATCTCGCGTAGATTCGCTTCCGTAAACGCGACGACGTAAATGCCTTCGGGCTGAAGGCGATTCCGAAGCGCTTTGATTTCGGAGGTATCGGTCGTTGCGAGGTCCATCAACGAAGTGAAAAGCAGATCGCTCATAGTGTGAGTCCTTTAGACAGTTGGTTGTGAAAGTCACCAGTGGCGCTCGTGACCGCGCATACAGACACACCACCTTACCTTGGCGTGCCCGATTCGTAACAGGCCGGAGCCTGCCTTATTTCTTGGCCGGGACAAGGTCCGAGTGCTTGACCACTTGGAACCAGTTGTTATCCGACTCGCTTGGCGGTGGCAGCGGCACTCCGGTCAGCGAGGCAAATGGCAGGTCGCGCGTCTTTGCCTTCTTGTTGGGTGGTCCGCCGCCAACCCGATTCGGTTTGCGGGTGAAGTCAATGTCGGTTCCGCCGAGGCTGTTGACTTCGAGCCAGCCGATGTGGTTGAAGCGCTTGCCAATCTCGAGTCCGTGGACTCGCGACGACGAGATGGGAACCTCGATCGTCTCAAGCAACACCATGTCCTTCTGCTTCATCTGACTCCCGAGTGTGTTCTTGGGCTTGTCATAGATCTCGTAGCGAGTCGGGTGCGCTTGCACAATGACGTGCGCATGGAATCGCTGAAGCATGTTGGTGGTGTAGTCGAGCAGCGCCTTCGCCTCGCCGTAGACTCCTTGGTCGGTGCCGTCGAGCAGGGGCGCCGATTGCCCTGCCGTCAGCATCTGCTGCGAATCAGCCGCCCACGAAGTCCAAGTGTCGAGGCACAGGATGTAGTGCGATGGCACCTGAGTCGCATCCATGAGCCACACGTCGTCGTCCGGCTTGATGCCGTCGATCATTGCGGACCATTTGCGATTCAGGCGGGGCACCCATTGCATCGGCTTCTTCGTGGTTGACCGCAGGAAGTCCATGGTGAAGGACACCGGGTTTGTCAAGTTGAAGTAGTGGACTCGCTTCTTGATCTCGTCGGCGTTCTTCTCGGCATTGATCGTGTTGAGCAGAGCAGAGAGTCCATTGTCTGCGTCGAAGTAGATCAAGTTGAATCCGTCGACAGCAGCCTGAGCCGCATAGGTCGACTTGCCCAGCTTGGTCGAGGCGATCAGCAGCAAGTGGACTGGTGAGGCGGACTCGGGAATCGTATCAAGTGTGGGCATCGGGGTCTCGATCATACTTGGCGGCGACTTGTCCGCCTGTTTCAATGAAGGACTTGACTCGGTGGTCGAGAGCCATGTCACTTGCTTTCGCCTCGGCTTGCGCAGCGCGCCAGAGTCCGGGGTCAAACATCTCTTGCAGAGTCACACCCGCAACCATCGACACGCTGCGGGCCACGTTGTTGAGGTTCACCTGAACATCTTCTTCGTCGGTGACGGTGATCTGAGTCGGCACTGTGTGAACCGCTTGGTGCGCGCACAGCAGGAAATACCAGAGTCCGGCTGCGGCGTTGGTGGCAGGCATAATCCCGTGCGGCTGCATGTGACGAGTCGGCCACGGGATGCGGTAGGCGGTTCGTGCTGCGTCTGAGGTCGGAACCCAGACTTCGGTTGGCGCACCCGGCGAAGTAGCTTTGTGACTCGCCTCATGCAGTCCGATCAATGTAGGGTGTTTTTTCATAATTGTCAAGTTCCTTCTTGCGATTCGGTTGTGTGCTGTAGCGGGCGCTCAGTCCGCGAAGATCCACAGCGGTTCGTAGATGCGAGTCCGCTCGCTGAACTCGGGCGTAAAGGCGAACCACTTATGAATGAAGTCCGAATCAGAGCGGTGACACACGTCCATGTAGGGGCAGGCCCGCATGAAGTTGTCACAGCCGTGAGTCCGACGCGGCCAGAACTGGCGCTTCAAATTCTGGGCCATGCGCGTGAGTCGGTCATGCTTGCCTCGCAGGTAGTCCTCGACTTCGTTCGGCCTGATGTAGTAGCTGCGAGTCTCAACCTCCATCGTCAGAAACGAAGCCAGAATGTAGGTCACATCGAGTCCTTCTTCGCGCCACGGATAGTCGATCGCGGCACCCAAGACAACCGCATAGGACAGACCCTGCCCCGAGAATCGGAACGAGGCGTCATACATGTCCTTCTGCTTGTTGGTCGTCTTGAGGTCAAAGACTCGGATGTGCTTGGTTTCGCGGTGACGCAAGACGAAGTCGATCTTGCCCTGAGTCATCAGCATGCGCTCGCGCCCGGCCGTGTCCCTGATGGTGCCGAACGACTCGTGGATGATGCGCCACGGAATCTCAATGGCCAGCGAACCGTCCGCCAACTCAATGAGTTCGTAGTCGTTCCAGAAGCGAGCCTCGATGATGTTCATAAAGAGAATCGAGGACTGCCCGAGGCTGCGCTGCACCGAGGCGGTGGTGCGTCGCTCCGTCTCCATCGACTCCTGCACGAAAGGCCACCACTCGATCAGGGCAAGGAAGCCAGCATCGACTGCCTCCTCCCATTGCGACTCGGTGCACTCCGGCCTGCGCGGGTCGAGCCAGACCTTGGCCCATGCCTGAACCGCTTCGTGCAGCGCGGTGCCTACCTCGGCTGCGAGTCCTGCGTCACCCCCTTCCGGAATCTGCTGGTAGACGTGCGAGAACTCGAACTTGCGTTCGCAATAGGCGAAGGTGCCGTCGATCGAGTGACTCGTGATGATGGGCAGCGGCTCAGTGCCGACAGCGTGGGGCACCTCGATCATGTCGCCCGCTGCCTGAATCTCGTTGCTGATGTGCATGTCAACCTCCATCTGATTCACACCTTGCCAAAGCCGCTGAACATGTCGGCGAGAATCTCATTCGCCTTCGCCAGCTTGCTTGCCTCGATTGCCTTCTTGGCCGCCGTGCTACCTGACTTGACCGAGCGAGTCGCCTTCTTGGTCTCGGCGATCCCATTGACGGCGACCGCCTCCAGATACTGTTGGCGAGCGAAGCGAATCACATTGCGAACATCGCGGTCCAGCAGGATCGAGCCGAACTCGGGATTCACCTTGAGAGTCACCATCAGCATCTGCACATAGTTGCGAACCTGTGCGAGGTCAAAGCCAGTCAGGCGGTTGTCGCCCCCGATCATCGAGTCGAGTGCATCGCAGACCGACTGAACGTCCTCGGCCTCGGTGATGGTGAAGGCTTTCGACTTGCTGGCGATCGCGTCGGCCCGAGAGCGAATCGCAGGCAGGCTGCTGACCTCGGTGACAGCCAGCTCGTAGATGCTCATGGCTTCGCCCTCTTGAATCGGAGTGCCGAGGGCACCGAGCAGCTGACCGTCAGCGTCGATCGCCGCATCCAGATTCGACTCAGGCTCAGGGTCTGGTGTGGCGAACAGGCTGGTGAGGGCGTTGTTCGTCATGTCGTTCGAGTCGTTGGTTTCTTTCGAGTCGGTCATTTGATTTCTCCGCAGTAGTTGAGGTCGTGGACCTTGTGATTCAGGTAGCTGAAGTATAGGCCGCAATGTTCGCAGACGATCAAGCCAAACTCCGACTCCGGCATGATCCAGAAGTGACGCTGGCGATAGACCGTCTCTGTCTCAGAGGCAGGGTCGCCGACCGGAATCGTCGTCTCGCTGAGCCACTCGGTAAGACGCTTGCGTTTCGACTCGCTCAGTGGGTTGGCGAAAGAATCAGGCGTTTGACTGGCGGCAAGGTCCCTCGGTGCACGAATAGAGTCGCCAAAGTCCATTTTAGTCTCCATTTCATTTTCTTGGTCACTCATGACTTTATCCCTGATGAGGTCGATGATTGCTATTTCAATACACATTGCTGCGCTATCCCATCCTGCGTCATGATAGCTGCATTCGGTTGCAGACAGGCACACATATTCAGCGGCCACCGCAGCCGCATCCCGAATCCCGTCCGCATAGGTGCGCGTGGGCTGGCAGCTATCAGCGTTGGTGAAAGAATCGGGCGTTTGGTTGGCGACAAGGCCACGCGATGAAGAATGGAACGGAAGCCAGCCAATAACCCTACCAATGCCAGCCGTGAAGCAGTCTTGCTCCCAACTCCAGCCCGCAAACTCCCACACGTCGACTCCGGTGTCTGAAAGCTGGTTGAATCCGATAGTCCAAGCCTGATACGCGTCCTCCAAGGGATTCTCACCTTCGTCAGTATAGTCCACCAGAAGGCGCAGCATCGTGCCGTCCCTCGGTGCAGTTTCGATTGGTAGCGCAGCAACGGATTCGGTGGTGGTGTCAGTCATATCAGAACCTCCTTTCGGCTTCCATTCGGCGCAGCGCCTGTCCCAGCGTCTCGTCAGGTCGCAGGTCATAGCTGCAACCAATGCAGCCACCCTTCCAAGACTCGGACCGTTCACCGACTTCCCCGGAAAATTTAACGTCAATGCTCTCTTTGACCCAGCGGGGCCAGCCGACCTTCTTGAATCCCCGGTATGTAAGCACATGGCGGCGCTTTGAAATGGTCGCCGTTCTCTCCTGAACTTCCCCATTTCGCAGCACATAGGTGTAGGGGTGCTCTTCCTTGGCTGGTTCTGAGGAACGGTCGAAAACATCGCGCCACGATTCGTCTGGCATCTGCATTTCATAAGCCAGCGTGTGCAGCGTCCATGGCCAGTCGAATGACTTGCGCCACATACCCCAGTTGAACGCCAATCCATATTCGCCGCTGGCATAGGCTGACCATTGCGGGCCGTCCATTGCTGGCCAAGGATGTGGCACGATCCCAAGCGGCAAGAAAGCCGTGAATCGCCAGAATTTTACGCACAGCATCCTATCGCCAAGGTCATCATCATTGCTGTGAATATGGATGCCTGCACCAAAATCCAACCCGGTCTTCCCCCAGAACAGCTCTACGCTCTGGCCGTTTTTCAGCCATCCGCGCCACATTTTATCTTCCCATGCTGTGTGCTTAAAAATGCGCATCAGTCTTTACTCCCATGCTGTGCGATGGCTGAGATGGCATTATACGCGTCTCAACGGATTCGGTAATGTTGGCGATCTGAGCGCCGCTCAGTTGGTTCGGCTGGCTGTCGTGGTCTTGGTTGCTCATGGCTGTGCTTCCTTTCTTGTCGATTCGAAGATGGCCCTGATCCCGGTCAGGTCATTGGTTTCGATCAGCTTGGCCTGCTCCTGAGTCAGCGGCGCGCCAGTTGCCTCCTCGATCGTGTGGGCCATCATCATGGACACAGGGCCGACTCGCTTGTTCGTGAACAGCAGCCGGATTGCCCGATCGCGCCAAGACTTATCGCCCGGCAGAGTCGCCAAGGCCATCGGGTCAAGCGGCGGAATCATTTCCTCGACGTAACCAGTGGCGCCCATGCGGATGCGGATGCCGGGCCGCTGGCGCTTGAAGAGAATCGCTGCGCCGAAGTCTTTCTCATTCGTGTATGACATGGAGGTTCTCCTTGGATGCTTTGAGTTCAGATTCACTGTGCCACCAGCGGCGCCAGCGATTCGCTGCCTTGACTTCAACGGGCACCTTGAACATGACAAGGTATTGATGCTCGCCCCCGGCCAGATAGTCGGCCCTGCCGATTACGACTCCGGCCACCTTGCGACCGCGAGCTGTCACGGTCTGGCCTAGCGCGTAGGTGAAGGGGCGGGCTGGTGGAATCGTCTGCTTGAAGGCTGCTTCGTTTTGCGCTTTCATCGTATCACCAGCTTGTCCAATCCGAGTTTCTTGAATACGGCTTTGCTGCGAGTCGCCTTGCCGCCGGGCACGAAGTTGAGCACCAGCAGGTCGACGGGCAGTTCGACTCCCGGCTCGTCACCGCGCATCCCGAAGCGCCAAGTGGCGGGCCACACATAGCCGGTTCGAATCTGATAGCCTCGGGCGCTGCCTACGCTAGCGGCTCCCTGTGCCAAGGCCACGCGCAGGGCATTGAGTCGCATCTCTGCGGTGCCGCGGTGTGTGACCATCATGGCCGGGCGTGGCAGGCCGTCTTCGGTCGACTCGATCACCGACCCATCCGGCGCGAGGTTCAGCTGACTCACCATGGCCGTGCCGGACAGCGCGTGTGTGACGCAGTCGAGGATCAGCAGGTCTTGTGTGAGTCGCTCGTGGGCGACTGTCTCATCCATTCGGTTCTCCGATTCGTTGCTGACAGAAGGCGTATGCCGGGTGGTTCGGCTCGCGCTTTCGCAGGTGGCTTGGGGGCTGGTCGATTCCGAGCCGCCGCATGAGCGGCCCGAAGTCTATGTTGGTTAGCGAGTGCGTGTCTCGCATGAGTCGCTGAAGGCAACCTAGGTGAACGGGCGCTTGCAAGACACGGTGCCAGAGCAGCGAATCGTAGCGCCAGTTCGTCTCGTTGAACGTGTTGCCGAACAGCTTGTGGGGCGAGTTGCACAAGGCGCACACAAGCGGACTCAAGCAGGCGTCACCCGCCAATCCGCGTGGGCCGTCCGGTGCAGCCTCGGCCGGACTCGGCTTCGCCTCGTCCGGCCTCGGCCCTTGCGCTCGCGTCTCGCATCCATCAGTCGAAGATGGTGTGGGTTGCTTCGAGTCGAACAAGGTGGTTCCCTTTCCCAAGTGCCGCTTGGTAGCGGTCGATCTTCTCTTTCAGACTCCGGCCGAAGATCTGTTGCTTGCCGATTGCAGTCCGCAAAGCGACGGGCGTATACAGCAAGATGACTCGGCTCTTGGCCCGGGTGATCCCGGTGTAGAGCCACTCGCGATTGAGCTGCCGACTCACAGCTTGGTGGCACACGATGATGACCGTCTCGGCCTGCGAACCCTGTGCCTTGTGAGTCGTGATGGCAAAGGCAAGCTGCGTCGCCTCGACTTCCGTGGCCGTCGAGTGGGTGCGCACCGCGCCGTTCTTATAGCGCACCGTCACACAGTGACTCGCCTGACGATCCGACCTGCTGTTGACCAGCGACATGTCCGTCTCGCCATTCGAGATTCCCATAGCAAACGCCTCGAAGGCACTTGCCATAGTGTCCTGCCCTTGCACGACTCCGGCCAGCTCGTCCGCCTGAGCCTGTTGGGCCTCAGCCAGCCGCTGAATCTGGAAGCTCTCGACTTCGCGCTTGGTTCCGAATCTCATGCGATCTCCGTTCCATGCTGCGTTCGGCTCGATCTTCTCGATCACACCCAAGGTGCCGTTTGTGACTCGATCCTTGGTGCCATGCGGTTCGTTCTTACGGCACATGACTCGATCGCCCACCGTGTATTCCCTGACTTCCCGGCCCGCGTCAATTAGGTAGGCGGGATTCTCTTCCGTCTCGGGCACGAAGATGCGGGCCAGCGACTCGTTCAGCGGGTGCTGCTGCACCAAGGCACCGGACTCGTCTGGCTGGTAGCCGTTGCCAGCCGTCAGAACCAAGTCGTTGTAGGGGTCGTAGGTCTTGCGGGTCGAGTCGCCGAAGGTGTGGCCACGCAGTCGATCGAGGACTTGGCAGATCATGCGGTGCGCCTTGTCGGATTGAGGCGGCAGCTCGATTCCAATGACGTGCCAATCCGGGCTAACCTTGGGATCATCGAAGGCGGGCATCTTGCCATTCAGAACCGCGTGTGCGGTCTCGATGATTCGGTTGCCCCCCACCCCTTTCTGGCGGTGAACCTTAGTCAACTCAGCCACCTTCCACGGCGACTCGGGATCGAGCGAAGCCGCCAGCGCGTAAGCAAAGAACGGCGTGTCGGCCACGGGCACCAGCTGATTCAAGTCACCGATCAAGATGATTCGCGTGGTCGGCTTGATTGCATCCAGCAGGTTGTGCCAGAGGCCGAGTCCGAGCATCGAGGCTTCGTCGATCACGATCAGGTCGTGGTCCAGTCGATTCGTTGTGTTGCGGGCCGGTTCAAACATGCGCCCGGCTTCCTCACTCGGTTCGTATTCGAGGAGTGAGTGAATCGTTTTGCAGGCTGGCTGGAGCCACTCGGGCAAGGTCTCCTTCACTACCTGACTCGCAATGCCAATGAAGGCGCAGATTGCGATAGACGGCCCTTGCTTGCCGCCCAGATTGCGCAGGCCCATAGGCTCAATGCCCATCGACTCGTCGCCGTAGATGAGTCGGGCCATGGCGCGCTTGACCATAAAGGTCTTGCCTGCACCAGCGGCACCAATGAGGCACGAATAGTGCGCCTTCGTGATGATCGACTCGGCTGCGATCTGCGACTCGTCAAGCTCCACCGACAGGTCGATCAGCTCCGAGTCCTCGATGCGCTTAGGGGCACCCGCGTAAGTCACGGCACCCTTGTCGATCGAGCCGTCGCTGTTGAGTCGGACGCCTGGCTGAACCTTCAGCTTCTCGACAACAGCCAGCACCTTACGGTCTTGCGAGTCGAGTGCGTCCGCCTTGAGCAGGTTCAGGTCGCCTGCGACAGCCCCCCGCGTTTGCAGGGAAAGGGAGTCGGTGAAGCGACGCAAACGCTCCAGACGGTCGGTGTCGGTGCCGTGTTCATATTCGTTCGATTCGGTTTGCATCTGAGCCGCTCCTTAAAACTTGATTGAATTAGCGGCGAAAATTTCCGCCATGATTTCCTTGGCCAAGGCTTCTTTGCGCCCTTTGGGAGTCGCCAGCTTGGCTGCTTCGCGCTTGGCCTTGGCGGCTTCTTTAGCCGAGTCGTCCTTGGTGGCCTTCGCCTTGGTCGAGTCGGACTGTGCCTTGCGGCTGTTGTGCCACGGCGCACCCGCCACATGGCCCTTGCCGTGAGTCGCAGACCATGCGATTCGCACCTCGGGACGGTTGTTCATTTCCTTGATGAAGGCAATCTCAGCCATTTGCGCGGCGTATGAGTCGTTCTCTTTGCGCTTCACAGGCTGTTGCGGCACTGGCAATGCAGACGGCAGGTCGGTCAGCAAGTTGAGCGATTCGCGCGAACCTTCGCCCGGAATTGGGTGGCCGTCCTGAGTCGCAACCACCAGCATGATCTGCATGGCGCGAATGATTGCCTTGACCGACTCGATTGTGCGTGGCATCGACTCTGGGTCGATGAACCAGCCGCGAATCTTGCCGTTGTGCTTGGCATACAGGCCGTTCTTCGTGGCTTGCGTTTGGAACAGGCCAAGGCGATTCCAACGCCCAAGTGCCAGCCATGCGTCGCAGGCAGCCAGACCCTGAACCGACTCGGCCAGCCCGTCAGAGCCAACCTGTGCCAGCGAGTCGAACAGTTCGCGCGCAAAGTGCATCCGCTCAGTCGCCTTAGTGGACGAAAGCAGAGTCGCATTGTGCGGGACGGGATACATCAGGCGGGCCATGTAGTAGGTCAGGACTCGGGCAGCGCCGTTGGGGCCGCTATCTGCGATCATGGCCAGCGAATAATGGTTGCGATTCCGCAGCGACGGGGCGACGCCTGAACAGAAAGTCAGAAGCTGCAAGTCCCACGAGTCGAGAAGGTTCTCGGTTGTCGCCGTCATATTGCCGCGCCGATACGATTGCAGCGCATTGCGGATTTCGTCCGAGTCGATCGTGGCATAGGGCGCCCCAGAGAGAACGCAGCGGATGCGATCCGACTTCGAGTCGATGATCTGGGCCAGCGCGACTTCCACGCCGTTGTCTTGGAAGATCGAGTCGAAGCTGGCGAACGGGTTGTCTTGGCCGATGGTTGTCATTTGTCGATTCCTTATGAGCCTATTGGCTTGTGTTGTGTCGGGCAGGCCGACTTGTGTTGGTCGAGTCAGAGAGGCAGGACTTTCAATTCAATCCCGTTGTGGGAGCAGAACTGGGCGGTGCGAATCAAGAGGCCGATGCCCTTGCTGTTGTAGCGGATGATGTGCTCATGTTGAGTCGTCTTGCCTTCAACTGTGACGGCATAGACAAGGCGGGCATAGGCGTTGGCGCTTGAGTCGGTGACGCGCAATAGTGCCGATTCGGTTTGAATGTCCATTGTGTTCCTCGCATGGTTAATCTGGGCAGACTTGCCCAAGTGAAGACTAGCAGATACCCGCCAGCGCAACAAGTGTGATAAAATTGTCACAGTGTGGCTTTTCTATCACACTTGCCGGGGCGGGCTGATTCGCGGGCTCAGCCTATGTCGAATCCGATCTCATACTTGGTGCAGTAGGCGAACAGCGCAGCCCGAGTCGGATAGAGTCCGACGCAGCCGAACGGCATGGCATACTGCGAGTAGGGCAGAGTCCCGGTGAAGGACGTCAGGGTGCAGGCCAGCACGAAGTCGTAAGCCGAATCGAAATTCGAGTGCTGCGCGTAATCCGACACCGACATGTTGGCGAACTTAGCGAGTCGCAGAGGCTCGATCGCATCGCCAAGGGCGACCTTGACTTCGTAGCTTTGGACGAATCGGCAGCTCATCTGCGGCAGGTCGAGTGCCACGCAGGCAGAGCCATAAGCCTGAATCAGATCGGGCAGCGTGTGCGTCGGACCGAACAGGTAGGGCGCTGACTTGGCGTTGTGAATCGTGTCACGCAGCTGCTGCTTGAAGTCCTCCTTGTCACCGATCGCCTTGGCCCAGCCGTGGTGAGTCACCTGTTGCAGCGGGCGGTTGTTGAACAGCAGGTCGTCCGGTGTTACGATTCTTCTGCGGCCGCTCATTTGTTTTCTCCTTTTCTGAAGAGGTCTTGAATCGACGAGGCTGCGCGGTTGGCAATCTCGCTGCGGGTTGGTGCCTTGGCTGTCTGAATCAGACCGGCTTCGGTCAGCTGCGCCTTCCAGTCTGGGTTCGGTTCCTGCATCCAATCGGGGACTTGGTAATGCACGTTTGCCGCTTGGAACATAGCCAGAGCCTCCATGCGGTGCGCAACATAGGCTGCAGCCCAAACGACTCGGGCTTGACGATTGTTGGACAGCAGGCCGCGCTGCGGCGAGAAGCCAAACCACACATGAGGGCTGATTCGCGGAACGTATGGGCTGACGAAGCCCGTGGTGCCCGGCACGATCATAACCGACTCACGTGAGTCTAGCCATGGCATGCTATCTGGGATAGTGCGAACTGCTAGTCCGTAGTTGGTCCATGCGCGCAGATGCATCCCTGTGCAGAGTGTGAGTCGGTAGGCATCCATGGCCACCCGAGGGCGGGACACGACGGCCCGCATCAGTGAGTCGCGCGTGGCCAATAGGTCACTGATCGACTCGCTTTTGTAGTCTAGGTCAATCGGCAGCTTGAATCGCCGCTGGTTGATCTGGCCGTTCCGCACTTCGACGACGGTGGGCTGCAACTCGGCACCCGATTCGACCAAGGCTTCACGCATCTTCTGGCCGATCGCACCACGGAAATTGGCCATGGCTGGCAGGTGAATCGACTCGCGATCACGTCCGTCAATGCCTCCGTCCTGCACCGCGTAGTAGCGGGGGGCGATTGATTCGGGCAGCACGAACGAATAGCTGCCGTAAGGCTCGGCGTTCGGATAGGCACCGAGGCTCTTGAGGACCATGCCCGACTCGCATGCGAGAATCCAAGCCAGCGCTGTCCTCTCGTTCGGCAGCGGCACGTCGTCGTCGATCATGTAGATCAGCGGATTCGCCTTGACGTCGCGCAGGTTCAATCGCTTGTTGACCATGGCATGAAGCCAGAGGTCGCCGATCAGGTGGTGGAAGGAGTTGCGAATCAGTCGCTGGGCTGCCGTGAGTTCACCTAGGGAGTCTGGCACTAGGCTGCCTTGGCTGTCGCTGCTAACGGATTGTGTGTTCATGTGAGCCTCGATTCGTAGGCCAGTTAAGGCCGCTGGTTTCGGTTCGTGGTAGTCCTTTCATCGTGGCGGTTTCGGCGGCTTTGTCAAGTGGCTTGTTCCGACTCAGCAGCCGCTAATGGCTTCGGGCGCTTGGACCCTTGACTACCTCTCGTCGCCGGGGCGAGTCTCGCCCCATGGCACCCACAGCTGCGCTGTGGGATGCCACGGGTCGATTCTCTGGCGACTCGAGGGAGTCAAGGGGCGCCCTGCAGCCATTACCCCTCGCATTTGCTGCGCAAATGCTCGGGGGCCCACGCGGCTTTTCGCTGAGTCGTCACCCAAGGCGGATTAAATTGTGTGGGGTGGTTGACTCGACCGGGGGAATCTGGGACGTTGGTTCCACGTGTTTTCAATCCGCACAGGAGGTGGCGAAGGTGCAAGACGAATCGGAATATCTGGGCGACGTGATCTGCCTTTACGAGCGAAGCGGATTCGCGGCACAGCCGTGGGCAGCCGCTGGTTATCGTGTGTGGTGCTACGACAGCGGGCACAGGTGGGAGCGAGTCGTTCGCTTCGGTCGAGGGCAGATCCACTTCGTGCTTTGGGATGCGCAGGCGGAAGGGGCGGTCGAGTCGATCATCGAGCGGCACAAGGAAAACAGGCGGCAGGAGCCGTCAAAAGGGTTGAGTCGGCCAGTGATTCTCCTTGGCTTCCCGCCCTGCACCGATCTGGCGACTTCAGGCTCGAGTCACTTTCGAAGCAAATGGCGAGCCAATCCGGCTTTTCAATCCGAAGCTATGCGGATGGTTCGTGCTTGCGATTCGATCGCCGATGCACTCGGCATCCCATATGCGACAGAGAACCCGGTCTCGGTTATCTCGAGTCTCTGGCGAAAGCCCGACTTCACGTTTCACCCGTTTGAATTTGGCGGCTGGTTGCCCGAAGGTGATTCGCATCCGACGTATCCCAAACACGTGGCCCCTCGCGACGCCTACCGCAAGCTGACCTGCCTCTGGGTTGGCAATGGATTCGTGCTGCCGACTAGGCGACCCGTCAAGCCCATGCGATCCGGCGCTTCTCATGGCGGAGCCGATGCTGCCCTGATTCGAAGCCTGACCCCGAGAGGTGCCTTCATTGCGATCTTCGATGCGAATCACAAGGCGATCGAGAGCGGCCCCTGCCCTTAAAGCCCGTGCCGCGTGTTTTGCATCCGGCTCGACCGAGTCGAACTCAGATGAAATCCCGCTGCCCAACCCGTTGTTGGTGCCGCTGGCTGATCTCGGGCGAGTCGATGGTGCCATTGCCGTGGCCCTCGCACTGATGGGCCGGCTATGGTTTCAAGGGAGCTTGTCGATTCGAATTCAGATGGAATCCGCCCGGCCAGAAAGCCCCGAGGGGCCACGCGACGGTTACCAGTGCCCGCCTTGATTCGGGCCGTGTCGCAACAAGCTAGTGCCCAGCCGGACGAAGCGCAGCTTCGGCTGGATGAGCACGAAGTGCGACAGCGACTCGGTTCGTGTCAAGGCCGAGCGAAGCGAGCAAGGCGCGCCAGTGGCCGTTGTGGGGGAGGGGCAGGCCGGGCGGATTCGGTAGGTGGGCAAGCGACTCAAATGAGGGCGAGGCCACCGAGAGGCAGAGCCGCAACTGAGCGCAGCGAAGGCAGCGGTGAATCGCCGAAGGTGGCTGAGCGGTCGAAGTCGGAGGGGGAGGCCAAGGTTGATGGTGCCGCCGTGGCCGCCGCCAATGGTTTCAAGGGAGCTGCGAATCGGCTGGGTTTCGTGCGCAGGCGGGCGTGCGCGGTTGAAAGCGGTGTCGGTGGGTGGGGTTGAATCTGGGGCAGGCGCGTGGCGATTGAATTGAGGGGTTCCCTCTGGGGCGGCGGTGGCGCCACTCACCTACAAGATTAATAAGTAAAGCCACTAACATGCAATGTCGCCGTCTAAATCTTTCCATACCCGGAGTCATGCAAGCCTGCCCTATAGGGCGAGTCATACCTTGAGGAGTTCACCCATTAGACCTCGCTACTTGATTCATTTATAAAAAGAGAATGTAAGTATTAATCTTCCGACCGAGTGGCGGGACAGCCGTCAGAAAGGGGCCTGAGGGGAACCCGGCGGAATAAACCCGTCAGATTCAATTCAGCCTCACACACTCTTGCCTCGCCTTTGTGCGATTCGTGCGGGTGGAACCAAAAGGTAATTTCCTTTGCGTGCCACGGCCTCGATGCCATACGGATTCGAAGGATATCTAAACGCGCGCCCACTTAAACTCGCAAACTGAGCCGGACCGAACCGAAAACCTCGAATCGCTGCCCGAGCGGAGCGAGCTGTTCAAACCGGCGCGGCCGATGCGAACTGAACCGGACTCGAGTCATACCCCCGGGAAGCCCGATCTGCCGCAATCGGCGGGGCGTGGGTCAGGTGGCGTTGGCGCAATCGCCGGGGTGGGGGTGGCGTGAAAAAACGCAATCGCATGGCCCAAGGTGGATTGACACTTGCCGCAATCGGCCCTATCTAGGACTTACCCGAAAGGGAACGGGGCGATCTTGCCCGACACACGCCGACTCATCGGCCCATATAAGGAAGTCTGAAATGTCTGCTTACGCCCGGAACGTTGTTTGGAAAGAATCCGCCCGCCTGACTACCGCAATCGCCGACGCTAAGGCGACTCTGGGTGACGTGGGCGCTACCACCGCTTGCCGCGAAGCCGTAACCGCTATGGCATATGACCATTGCCGCGACTCCGATCTCGCCGCCCGCTTGGCCGACGTTATGGCCCTAGGGGATTCATCTCGCGCGGCATGGGATCACGCTTTGACCTTGCGCGCTATGGTGTCACGCCAGTTGGCAGGCAGCACTTGGGGATTGCCACTTGGACAGGCGGAAACAGTTGCAAAGCCGATTGCCGCTGTTGAGTCGATTGCAGACGCCCTTGACGCCTTGAGCCACCTACGCGACCTGATTGACTACGTGCTAGGCGCGTCGATTGAATCAGTTGCCACCTTGGCGCGCAGCATTGAACGCGCGACAGAGGCGCAAGAGATCAAGGCCGACTTTGACCTGACATTTGAACCGCTGGACGACAACGCAATCTAACGCTTGACGCCAGCGCCCAGCGCCCCACAATCAAAGAAGGAAGGCAGAAATGCCTTCCCCCGACACAACCCGAACGACTCAAAACCCATGCAACGGAGAACCATCATGGAAAACCAAACCACCGCCGCCGCCACCGAAGCCACCGCCGCCCTCATCGCCGCCTACGACTCGCAGCACCCTATCTATGCCGCGATTGCGGAGACGCTTGAGGGCCACCGCGCCACCACGGAGAATCCCGCCGCAATCGCAGCAGCGATCATCACCCGCGCCGAGGCCGACAGCAAAGCCGGAGAATCCGCCCGCGCTGTTCTGGTAGCAGTTGCCGGAATCGGTGCAATCACTCTGGGCGCAATCGCAGACGGCGCAGACCTTTGCGCCCCCGGCGATGCAGGATTCGTATTCTCTGCAATCGGTGCGCGCGGCATCGAAGTAGCAGGCGAGAAACGCAACGGCACGATTGGCTTGGCGATCTACCCGGCCCACTCGATTGACGCGATTCTAGCGCAGGCGGAAGGCCCGGCTTACCTTCTGGGACTCGCACAAAAGGAGATGGGCTTGGTTGCGTTCCGCCGCCTTCGCCTTGAACCCGGCGTTGCGACCGTGGCGGAGCTGGACGAATCCGCCAAGGCAATGCCCGCCGATGTGACCGACTTCCTTGTGCGGCAGACCGCTAGCGCAGGCGAGTCGTTCCGTTCGTTCAACGATCACTTCACCCTTTTCCGCAAGGCTCTGGCCGCGAATCCCGGCACGAAAGCACCAGCCGCAGCCCTGCCCGCCGCCAAGGCCGAGGTGCTCAAGTCGATTCGCAGCGCCAGCTATGCCGCCGCGAATTACGGCCCGGTGGAAAATCTGGGATGGTTCACCGCAGTTGCCAAAGCGTTCCGAGTCTACCTTGCCGGACTGCAAGCGCGTGGCGGAGAAGATGCAGCAACGGCCAATCCCGCCGATGTTGACCGCTGGCTTGCCGGGCGCGACTCGCTTGATCTGGGCATCAAGCCCGCCAAGGAGATTGCAGACGCCGACAGCGTGGACTTTTCCGCCTTTGGTTTCTGAACGCCAGCGCCACCCAAGCAACGACTCAAGGCCGGGGGAAACCCCGGCCTTACTTATTGAGCCACCCCGCAATATCATCGCCAGGGAGCAGCACCCCGACCCGCCGCCGAGTCCCCGCCCCGCAATGGCCGAGCAATGGCACCGCACAGCGCGCCGAACCGCCCTTGCACAGCCTCTTTCAAAAATTCTGATGCGCCTAGCCCAAACGATTCACCCACCTCAGGCGCAGCGCCTAGCGCCTCTGGCAGCCAGTGGCACCCGGCACGGATTCGCTGACCGGGGGGGGGCATCCCCCCCAAAACGGCAGCGAGCCGGCACGTTAATAAGGACCCTCCCAAAAATGCAAAACCCATTCGAGGTCCCGAAACCGACTCACCTCCCGCCCCAAAATACACAAAACCCTCCGGCAGCTCCGAATTCGACTCTCCACAAGCTGATGCGCGAATATGCGACACACGTTAGCTCCGCCGAATCGCTCGACGAAGTCAGCTGGCTGGCGCTCGCACAGAGGATTCGGGTGCCAGAGCAGATGCTAGGGCAGCTGGTGGGGTCGATGGATTCGGGGGTGAAGGCGGCCTTTTGGGCAGAGGTGCTTAAGGCCCGAATCGAACAGGCCATGCACGCTGGAATCTTTCAGCAGGCGCGCTGTGAGCGGGTCGAAGGCAAGGCGCTCAACATGCTGGAGACCCTTTTGGACAAGGGGATGATTCGGAACACCGGCGAACTCATGGCAGTTGCGAAGGGCGCTCCGCGGCTCACGCAGCCGCAACCGAATCAAGGCAACACAAACGTCACCCTCAATGTCGGAGGCTTCGATATGAGAATCGGAAATGAATCCGGTCAGCTTCCGGCAGGAGGCGAGACCATCAAGATCGACCTGTCCCCGCGACTCGCAAACACACTTGCGCAGCCGCCCGAACAGCGCGATGAGCGGGTCATCGACTCGCACATGCTCTCCGCAGATGAGCTGCGGCGGGTTGGAACCGAACCAGCGAGAGCCACCGAACTCGATGCGCAAGAGCTGGATTCGTTCTTTGGCAACACGAAGGAGACTGACTAATGGAACAGTCAGATGCGAACACATTGCATCTCGATCTCCGTGACTCGAGCATCACGGAAAAGGCCATCGAAGAGAATCCGGCACTTGCGGCTCTCGGTGAGGGGAACAAGAAAGCTCTCACGCAGTATCTGCAAGCCCGGCTCAAACGTGGTCAACAGTGTCGAGGCTCCCGACTCATGCGGCTCCGTCGCATCGACCGGGCAGTCTCGACTTGGCAGCAACTGAATCCGGTCGATTCGAAACGCGAGTCGATCGAAGAAAACACGGGGAAACAGTTCGCCCTTCCGGTGAATCTCCCGGTGCTCGCTGCCCATCTGGATGACATGACTTCGTATTTCGCCGAAGCACTCGCCCCAATCTCGAATCCGTTCATGACCTCGGACGGCAACCCCGAGATTGGGGCACTCATCGACCGACTCAAGCGCGATGCACTCGCACGCGACTACTACGGCGAGATCGTCCTCGCCCTTCGGAGTCTCCTGAAATACAACATCGGCGGCTTCTCCGTCGAGTGGGACACGGGCACCGGCAAGGGAGTCGGCGCACACGGCGTCCAGCAAGAGGGGAATTCGTTCCGCGCCCTCGACATGTATAACACGATGTGGGACGAGTCGGTTCACCACCCTCGCGAAGTCAGCACCAAGGCCGAGTGGGCCGCCACAGTCGAGCGCACGAATCGGATCGAGCTGATGCGCAACAGCATCAAGGGTGTCTGGGTCGGACTCGAAGATGCTCTCGCTCAAGACGTAACTCGCAAGGGCTACGACGCAGGTGACTCCTTCAAGCTCTGGGTCGATCCGTCGTCCTCGATCCCGACAAAGGACGGCCAAGACGCACACACGAGTCTGGGCAGCCAGACCGACGAGACGGTGACTTGGTCGGAGTTTGGCTTGGGTGAGGACTACGGCCAAGGTGACTCGGAGCACTGGGAACTGACCACCATCTACTGCTGGATCGCACCGAATCAGTATGGGCTGATCGGCGACGAAGCAGCCGATGCGCTCACACAGGCCGGGCACAACCCGAAAACCTTCTTGGAGCTTTGGCGATTCGAGCTGATCAACAACCAGCACCTCGTCAGCGCACGGCCAGCTGTGAGTCGGGAGGCATTCGTCAGCGGCGGAGTGGCAACCATTCCACACTACCTTGGCTACCTCACGAATGACCAGCTTGGGGCCGCTCAGCGCTCCATGCTCGAACTGATGAAGGGCTTCCAGCGATTCAGTAGCTCGATGTTCAACATCTACATCGAGGGCCTCCGCAAGAACGTCTGGGGTGTCAAAGGAGTCGATGCCACCATGTATGACGTGGCAGCTCTGAAGAATGGCGAGACAGCGGGACTCCTCGTCTCGAAACAACCGGGCCGCGACGTCCGGACAGGACTGGCTCGCCTCGACGACTCGACCGGCATGGAACCCGTCATGGGTCACATCTCGAACGTGATGCAGCTGAAGGACAACCTCTTCCCGAGTCAGGCACTGCCCTCGCAGATCGCAGGGTTGGACCGGGCCGTGACGAGTCAGGTGCACACGGTAGTGCAGGGCGCCCAGCGGAGTCTCCGCACGCTCCTGCGTCTCCTCGATTCCGGCATCATGCTCCCATCGCGGATGCAGGCTGTTCGGAATCTCAAGCAATTCGAGCCGCTCACCACCATCGAGGCCGACGACGAAGTCGTGGCGAAGAGCCTTGGCTCCGGCATCGAGTCGATGGAAGCGGAACGGATCACCGAGGCTCTCTGGCGGCTGCTCATGGCAATCGTCCAGAATCAGGAAGCGATGCAGACATTCAACATCCCCGGGATTCTCGCCTACCTCGGCAAGACCTTGAATCTCAGCGTTGACATGGCCGCCTTCGTGAAACCGCCGCCAGAAGCGCAACCGCCGCAAGGTGGCCCGCCGCCAGAAGCGGCTCAGTGACGTCAGACGAATCGAAACCCAGAAAGGAAACACCATGAACATCAAAGAACCGGCAGGCATCGAGGGTCAGATCCCTGGCCTGAATCAGCCGCTGGACTCCGCTATCGCCAAGCGGATGCGGGCAGACGAGCTGCACCCGAATCCCACCGACGTGCTGCACAAGGCGCTGGTCAATGCGTCACACGAATCACGTAAGCAACTGTTCGACCCGATCGCCGCCAAGCCGGTCTTGTCGCTGCTGGCTGAGCTGCGCGGAGTCACGGTGCAGGCGCTGTTGAACGAGATGCTCGATCGCAGCAAGCAGACCTACGACTTCGAAATTTTGCGGCGAGTCTACATCTCACAGTTGCAGGTGCTTGACTTCCTCGGCGAAGCAATCGCCGGTTGGCACAGCGGAGTCGATCCGTTCGCAACTGAGGCGCCGCCCACGCACGTCGAGCGAGTCGCCACCGACGAAGAACTCGACAAGCAGGTTGCTGAGATCGCCACCTCGACTCCCGTCTGAAGAAAACACGAAGCGCGAGCGTTAAGGGGCGAGCCGGGCCGCAGGCCCGGCGAGCCAGCCGAGCGTCAAACGACAAACGCCCAATGTAAACCGCGAAAGGAATCACAATGCCGAACGACGCCTTCATGGACCTCGCAGGTCCGCAGCCCACCAACCCCACCGGAACCGGCGGTGCGACAGATCCGAATCAGGGCACACAGCAGGGCCAGTTTGGCCAGCCGGGCCAGCAGGGCTTTCAGCCCGATCCGGTCGATCCGAGCGAAGCTGAACTCGACTCGATTCTCACCGCCTTCGCGCCACCGAGTGGCAACGACACCCTGCCGGGTCAGCAGCAACAGGCGGCTCCGGTCGACCAAGCTCGACTCGCCCAAGACATGGGCAACCAGCTGCGTGCGGCCATCGACGCCGCTCAGCTGCCCGACGGCATCCTCGGCGACTCGTTCAACCCGAACGATCCGCAGGCTATGCGCGGTGCCCTGAATCAGGTGATGCAACACGCGATGGCCCAGTCGGTTGCGCTGGCTCTGCGCCCGATGCAGGCGGCCATGAATCAGCTGCGCGAGTCCATGACGGCCCAGATGAAGGCCGAGATCACGGCCGCTCAGACCGGCTATGCGACTCGCACCAAGCTCGAAACGCTGGTGCCGGAGATTGTGGACCCGAAGATCGGCGCCATCTTGCGGCCCATGAACCAGCATCTCGAATCGCAAGGCCAGTCGGTCGAAGTGCGCGCCAAGACGCTGAAGGCGATCATCCAGCGCATGGGACTCAAGCCGGCTCCGAAAGGCGGCGCGCAGCAGATGGACGACGGCTCGACTCAGATCGTGGGCAACGACGCGCTCAACGCGATCTTTGGGAGCCGCTGACGAAAGTCAACCGAATCAGACGCTGACGTTTTCGTGGCTGTGGCGATCGGCGTCTGTAGGCTCCGGCATCGTGTTTTTCGAAAGCTCGAATCGGGCGGACGCAAAGCACCGGTGCCGGAGCCTTTTTGCATTTTAGGGGACGGAGTTTAGATGTGATTCGGATTCAGATGAAACCCGCCCGGCATCAAGTCGGAATGTTCTCGCCCGCACTGAAAGGGCGCGTGGGGCCCCGCGAAGATTTGCGAAGCAAATCTTCGCGGGGGATGGCGGTCGTGCGGCCCTTGACTTGCGCGAGTCGGCAAGATACTCGACTCATGGCATGGGGAAGCGCAGCTTCCCCGTGCCATGGGGCGAGGATCGCCACGCCGACGAGTGCTAGTCAAGGGTTTAAGCACGGCCAGCCATTAGCGCCCGTGCGGGCGAGAACCAGTCAGCAGAATCGGAGATAACATGGCAACTTACGAAGTAGACAAGCAGACGCTGCTGACTCGGATCCACCGCGACGCCGAACTGATGCTCAGCTTCTATCTTGGGGAGCAGCTCGAACTCGGAGTCCCGGCAATGCACGTCGAACTCTGGGATGAGTTTTTGGACGTGTTGGATTCGATCAACGCGCCCGGCCACATGGTTGGCATTTTGAAGAAGCTGATGGCGATTCCTCGTGAACACGCCAAGACCACGCTGACCAAGGTCGCGGTTATTCTGTTCTTGCGCTACAGCCGACTCAGCTTCTGTGCATACGTCTCGAATACATTCGGCGTCGCAATGAACGCGATTCGCGACATCAAGGAGTGGCTGCTATCCGCACAGGAGACTCAGCTGTATGGGGCTGCCGAGGTCAAGAAGTCGTCGGAGACAGAGGGCCTCTATATCATCGACATTCGAGTCCCTGGGTCGCAGGTAGCTAAGCGCATCATCTTGAAGGCGTTTGGTCAGGGCACTCAGATTCGAGGGACCATCATCAACAACACGCGTCCCGACATCTTGATCTTCGACGACATCGAGAGTCGCGAAACCGCAAGCTCGCCGACTCTGCAGGCGAAGCTAGACGCGTGGGCCATGGGGACGGCTTTGAAAGCCATGGGCCGCCGCGGAGTCTGTATCTTCATCGGCAACATGATTAACGAGCGGACACTGCTGGCTCGACTCTCTAAAGATCCGTCATGGCGTGCGACGGTTCTTGGTTCAATCGTCATGCGCAAGTCCGGCTTGCTTGAGCCGCTGTGGCCCGGACGTTGGACTCTCGAAGCCCTCCTGACCGACTACGCTTCGTTCCGTCGAATCGGCCAAGGTCACATCTGGGAAGCCGAGATGATGAACCTGACGGCTGAGCAGGTGCTTGGCGAGTCGCTCAGCAATGCGATTCGGGTGCCTCGCCCAGACTCGTCGTCCCTCGAAGCTGGGTTCATCTGTCTCGATCCGGCGTTTGGTTTGAACGCATGGAATGACGATTCCGCCATTACGGTTCATGGCCGCATGTTTATGGGTGACATTCCGATCTTGCTGGAGTCGACAAAGGGCAAGTGGAGCACCGAGCGGGTCTTTGACGAAATGCTGTCTGCGTCATTGCGCTGGGGGATTCGCACATGGGTGATCGAAGCGCAGGCAGCTCAACGACTGCTGATTCCGCTATTCAAAAGCTACATGATTCAGCGGCAGATGAGCGAGCAGCTTGTGTTGATGTTGCCTGTGATGGCTGGTAAGGAGGCTAAGGCTTCGCGAATCGTCAGCTTCAGGGCTGCGGTTGCTCACGGCTCTTACGCAATCGCCGAGGAAGAGGAAGAGCTGATTCAGCGGCTCGAAGCCTATGTGCCAGCCGCTTCTGAGCACGACGATCTAGTCGACTCAGCGGCATACGGCACCATCATCTGGGCTTTGCACGGCGAGCAGATTCGAAGCCAAGGTCGTGTCGATCTTGCCGGGATGCTGTTTCACTACTCTGGCGGCGAAGGAGTCGCACATAATGCTCTCGACATGGGAATCCCGTAACGATTTCTTTTCCCGTGTGTGTTTCGGTCGCCCTTACCTTGTCCGGTCCGACCCGCACACCCACAATCAAATCAAGGCGGCGAGTGTCCCGCCGTAACCCCAACCATGGAGAATCGCAAATGTCTGTTCGGGGACTCTTCGCTTCCTATTCGAGCCTTGTCGGTGACCGGCAGGGTAATGACTTCGCTGGCCGAATCCTGATGAACGGCTACGGTGGCACGGCCCCCATGCTGGCCCTGTCCTCGGGTATGCCCAAGGAATCGGTGCGCAATACCGAGTTCTCGTGGGTCGAAGATGCGCACATCAGCGGCTCGACTCTCGCGACCGCTGGCATCGCGTCTGGTGTCACCGCGCTGGTTGTGGCCGATGCCAACATCTGGATTCCGAACTCGATCATCCTGAATCAGGTGACGGGCGAGCAGATGTATATCACCGCCATCAGCGGTAACACCTGCACGATCGTTCGCGGATTCGCTGGCACCTTGGCCGCTGCCATCACCACCTCGCAGGCGCTCCAGCTGATTTCGACCGCGTTCGGCGAAGCCACTGAAGGCGCCGCTGCCGTGACTCAGGTTGGTGAATCGCGCACCAACTACATCCAGATCTTCAAGCGCGCGTTTGAAGTGTCGAACACGGCCAAGGCAGTCGAATACCAGACCGGGGCCAAGCTGGCCGAGTCGAAGCAGAACGCTATGACCTACATGATGGAGGACATTGAGCGCGCCTTCATGTTCGGCCGCCCGTCCGTCTCCGTCATCAGCAACAAGCAGGTTCGCACCTCTGGTGGGATTCGCTACAACATCGAAACCTACGGCGGCAAGGTGGTTTCGGCCGCTGACAACTCGGTTGCTGGGCGCCTGAATCTCGACACCATCAACGATTTCATTCGGTCGATCTTTGATCGCAACATCAAGGGCTTCCCGAATGAGCGTCTGACTTTCTGTGGTTCGGCTGTCTTGCAGCTGATTCAGAAGATGGTGGCCGACATTGGCGAGTATTCGATCACCCAGAACGAATCGGCCTACGGCCTCAAGGTGACGAAGCTGACCACCTTCAACGGTGATCTGACCATGCTGACCCACCCGATGTTCGTCGAGAACCCGCTCTGGAATCGCGAACTCTGGGCCATGCACCCGGCCGGTATCAAGCGCAAGGTTCTGCGCGACTTCTCGGTGATTCACCAGACGTCGCAGTATCAGAACAACGCACTTGACTCCGAAAAGGGTCACCTGCTGCAGGAGATGGGATTCGAGGTCAAGGGTGTCAAGACCATGGGCATCATCTCGAACATCCAGACTGCCGGTGGCATCGCCGCCCTGCCGACAACCTAAGCCTTCGGGCTTAGCTGAGCTGACTGATTCGTTCTCCTCCCTCGGATCGAAGTCAGATGTGCCGACCCAGAGTTTCGCTGGGTTTCGCTGGGTCGGCACAGCAACTCATTCCCGTCTCGAATCCCAACGCAACCTCAGCAAAGGTGAAAGCCATGCGTCACATTTACCGCCATTTGCAGATTCGGTATTTCTCTGTCGGCCCGTTTGCGTTCGAGAACTTCATCCTGAAGATCGAAAACGACGCGGACAAGGCCGTGTTCGAGTCTCTGCTCGAACAGCTACCCGTCATGTATAAGCACGCGATCGTCAACGTCACGCAGCCCTCGGATCAGGATGGCGAGTCGGGCGGCAGCTTCGGCCTCGACGAGAACATGCCGGCTTCGATTCCGAGCGGTCTGGCTGGTCTGCTCGGCGAGACGACTCCGACTGTCGAGGGCACGGCCTCGGCCACGACTGTGCAGCCGCTGCCGGTATCTGGCGGTTCGACGGTGCAGGGTTCGCTCGAAACCTCGAAGATTCCTGACCCGACCACGACCACCACGTCGACGACTCCGACGAAAGCCTAAGGGGCTGATTCATGACAACCTTCTCCGCCCTCGTAGACGACATTGTGCAAGAGCGCCAGCGTCCGGATATGCGGGCGGCGATTGCCCGTTATGTGAATCAGACGATTCGCGAGTTGCACATTCGGCCCGGCAACGGAGCTCCGATTCGGTTCGAAGCGAACATGGTCGAGGTCGAAGTGCTGCTGACTGGCTCCGCCCCCTACACATGGGATATTCCCGAGGCGCAGCGATTCATGGATGTGGGTGCGGTCTACCACAAGAACTACGGGGTCTACATGCCCCGCAAGATTCCGTCGGTCAGCCGCAACCTGCAAATGGAACCGCTCTCGAATCTCTACTGGTATCGCAGCGGGCACACGCTGGCGTTTTCCGGGGTGGTCGAAGGTCACACGATTCAGCTGGCCTACTACCTCTACCCTCGGAACTTGCCGTATCTGTTGGCAGCCGACCGCGAGGTGATTCATGATGTTGAGGCGGACGCGTATACGACTCCACTCGGCGCTACTCCGACTGAGGCGCAGATCGAGAAGGAGACAAATTGGATTCTTCAGCGTTGGCCGATGGTCGTAGCTGAGGGGACCACGGCGAAGGTGTTCCGAATCCTCGGAGACGACACCCGATCGCGAACCGCCTATAGCGCCTATGAGCAGATCCGACTCGGGATGTGGAACTCCGAGCCGTGTGCGATGGAATGATGAAAAGGGGCTGCGGCAACGCAGCCCCTTTTTTATTGAAGGCACATGAAGGGAGAATCACATGTCTGCCAAAATCCTGCAAGGTTCGGCAAAAGCCGTGGTCGAAGAGATCGTGGTGCATTGCTCCGCGACTCGCGCAGACTGGATGCACGGGCGTCCGTTCTTCGAGAAGGTCAAAGAGATTCGGCGCTGGCACGTCGAGAACAACAAGTGGAAAGACATTGGCTACCACTGGCTGATCGACCGCGACGGCGCTGTTTTGCCGGGCCGTCCTGAGACTGTGATCGGTGCCGGAGTCCTTGGGCACAACACCGGTGTGATTCACATCTGCCTTCTGGGCGGTCACGGCTCAAGCGCGAACGATCAGTTCGAGCTGCATTTCACGGCGGCGCAAGATAAGTCCCTGCTGGCCAAGATCGCCGACATTCGGAATCGCACGCCCATCAAGCTGGTGACCG